CGATTGGCATTTTGCAAGAAATCTCAACAACGATTATGAGGTGACAACTTGGAATGTTGGTGGTAATAGTTTTGATGATTCTTGTGCCGCTGATTTGGCGCTAGACATCTTCAAAGAAACAAATGACAGTTTAGTTTATGCTAAACTACACGAGGTCGCTAAAGACCAGGAGTTCTTTTTATGAATGAATTAACACTAGAAGATTTAAAATCTTATCAGGCTGACAATGCCGAACAAGAACTAGAAGCTGCCAAGAGGGCAGAGAAAAATGAGTGTGTATGTGGCACTGTAAATTGTGCTACCGAATATGCATGTCATACAAGTGGGTATTAATATGAATGTTTATAAAAGAATAATCATACCATTAGTAATCGCCATGGCATTACTTTTGATTTTGTATGCTAATCAACAACAGCCAGGCAGACCAAACTACTATGATTCACCAATCATGGAAGATACAGGAGAAAGATATGGATAGAGATACACATCCGTTCAAAGCGTTTTTATATGGCATGGGTTTCGGTGCCTTTCTAATGTTCTTACTACTCTTGCCTAATACATTGCAGGCATCAGATGAGAATGGCGAGGCAGTTTGTCTTGCAAAGAACATTTACTTCGAGGCAGGTAATCAACCACTCGCAGGTAAAGTTGCAGTTGCACAAGTTGTTCTAAACAGAATGGAACATAGTGCATATGCAGGAGATGTTTGTGGTGTTGTTTATCAAGCACAATGGAGAACTAACTACAAAGGCAATCTGGTACCAGTCAGAAACAGATGCCAGTTCAGTTGGTTCTGTGATGGTAAATCAGATGAACCTTTAGACACTGATACATTCTTTGAATCTTATTTGATTGCATCAGATGTTCTTATGGGTAAGTATCCTGATATCACTGAGGGTGCAACACATTATCATTCAGTTATGGTTGAACCATATTGGGCAGAAACATTGAACGAAACAGTTCAGATAACAGACCATATATTTTATAAGTAGGTGAATTTATGTATGACCATGTAGACAAATTTAGGGAGTATCTATCAGATACTAATTACTATGATAAGGGACTTCAACACATTTACAAGTTCCCAAATGACTATGGGGCATCAGTAATCAAAACAGATTACAGTTATGGTGGTAAGAATGGACTTTGGGAACTTGCAGTATATGATTTCTCTATTGACAAAACAGGAGAAATAACTTACCATACTCCTATAACACAAGATGTTATTGGTCATCTCTCATGGGTTAATGTAGAGAAGATACTAGAGGAGATATTCAAGTTATGAACATATTCTATTTACACAAAGAACCAGAAGTATCAGCAAGATTGCATTGTGACAAACATGTAGTCAAGATGATTATCGAGTATGCACAAATGTTATCAACTGCACATCGTATGGTTGACGGTGAACAGTATTATGGTTTGTCTAAGAACGGCAGGCGTATCGCAAGATGGCGACACCCTAACTCTAATCTAGAGAATGTTCTATACAAGGCATCTCATATCAATCACCCTAGTGCTGTATGGGTTCGTGAGAACGCAATACAGTATCAATACATGTATGATTTATTTGTTGCATTGTGTGATGAGTATACCTATCGTTATGGCAAAGTTCATATGACTGATAGTAAACTCAGAGATGTTCTAAACAACATACCAGACAATATGCCTTTGGGTGATTGGCGAGAACCACCACAGGCAATGCCAGATGATGTCAAGTCAGAAAGCAGTCTTGATGCGTATCATAAATACTATCGAGAATACAAGAAGTCATTCGCAAAATGGACTAACAGAGAAGTTCCACAATTTATGTTATGAAAATTATATTGAAGTTGTTATTTGGTTTGGGTGCAATGGAGAAGTTTGACCCAACACCAACACAACTTTTTGCAACTGCAATAGGACTACTCACTGCATTTTTTGGTGTGTTGTTTATACTTGCATTTGCGATATCGAGGATTATATTATGAGAGTGTTAGTAAAAAACTACGGTGATGTTAGAATCTTTTCAGAAAGGCCTTTTGGTTATAAACGATATATTGTAGAATGGTCAGATGGCACCACAAGAATGTATAGTGGTCTATGGTATAAAGAAGAGACAGTGAAACAGATTGTTGAAGACAATCTGATAGAGAATGATTAATGCCAACATATGAATTTTTAAATAAAGAGACAGGTCTATTCGAAGACCATTTCATGTCTTACACTAAACTAGACGAGTTTAAGAAAAACAATCCACATCTATTGCAACAGATATCAGCACCTAATATTGTTGGTGGTCATGGCGACAGAGTGAAAACAGATGATGGTTTCAAAGAAGTATTATCTAAGATAGGTGATGCACACCCAGGTTCAAATGTTCATGCAAAACATGGCAGTAAGGACATCAAAAGAGAAAAATCAGTAGCGACAATTAAGAAACATGCCGCTATACAATCGAGAAAAAAATGACACAAGTTAAAACAAACTATCTAGAACTTCATGAGCTTGAAAACATAGATTTAAAAACAATAACAGTAGATGGTAAAAGATACTACACTACTGAGGGTGCAGAAGAAACTATTAGATATCCGAGTGTCACCACGGTCACAAGTTTACATAGTAAAGACCAGATAAAGTTATGGAGAGCCAGAGTCGGTGAAGAAAAGGCAAACAAAATTACCAAACAAGCAACTACAAGAGGAACATCGTTTCACCAACATATTGAAGACTATCTCAGAAAGGAAAAAGAATACATCGAGTTTGAGAATGTATTACAAGAAGGAATGTTCAAGGCTGTTCAACCTGTTCTTGATGAGATTATACCTATTGCTCTCGAAGCGCCCCTATATTCTAACGAACTTCGAATGGCTGGTCGTGTTGATTGTGTTGGGTTATTCGATAACAACCTTGCGATAATAGATTTTAAATCATCTTCTAAACCAAAAGAAGAATACATGGCGAAACAATGGTATATTCAAATGACAGCATATGCATTGATGGTTGAAGAACTTACAAACAAACCTGTAGAAGAGATTACTGCAATAGTAGGCATCGAGGGTTTAAATACATTTCAAATATTCACATCTACACCAGATGACCACATAGAAGATTTAGTTCAACTAAGAAAACAATACGAGAACCTATACGGCATATGATAAACATTTACCACAATGATATTCATAGAATATCAGTTGTTCATGACTTCTTACTACAAGAAGAGTGCGAAGAGATACTTCGATATTCATGGCAAAATTTAAAACCAGCAAATGTTGCTAGTGCAGATGGTAAAGGTCAGAAACATGAAGGCAGAACAGGTTCACATACTTGGTTGCAACATGACGCCACTCCTGTTATACTAGGAGTCGCAAACAGAATTTCACAAATGGTTCGTATGCCTTTAGAGAACGCAGAACCATTTCAAATTGTCCATTACGATGTTGGGCAGAAATATGATTATCACTTTGATTCTTTTGATGAAAGTGATGAGTCACATTTCGATGGATATGTGAAGAGAGGCGGTCAACGGTTGTTGACTGTTTTAGGATATCTACGAGATGTCCCAAAGGGTGGTGAAACAGGATTCAATAGATTGGGTCTGAATATACAACCTAAAATGGGTTCAATCATCGTGTGGTATAATTGTAAACCAGAAACAAATGAGAGAGACGAGTTTTCTCAACATGCAGGTTTACCTGTATTAGAAGGAGAGAAGTATGCTTTCAATCTTTGGTTTCGTGAGGAGAAATTTATTAATGATAACTAGAAAAGAATTTACAGAACAAGTAGAAAAATTACTTGTAGGTAATAGAACGGACATCATGAGTGCAATACTCAAAGTATGTGAATTAAATAATGTAGAACCAGAGGGTGCAAAGAGATTGCTATCTGTTCCATTGAAAGAGAAGTTGACTGCTGAGGCAGAGAAACTTAAACTCATCAATAGAGAGAAAGCGAGTCGTGGGTCACTTGAAAGTTTTATTGCATAAGGAGAAATTATGAATAAAGGTGATATAGTATCAGTAGTCGCAATGTCAGGAGAATACATTGGCGAATTAGTAGATAACAAAGATGGCATAGAACTTGCCAATCCTAAGATGATTGTTCAGGCGCCAGATGGCGGCATGGGCTTCGCAAAAGGTGTGGCAGTGACAGGCACAATTAACCCTAAGTCAATGTTCATTCAAAACTATGTATTTGTTGCAGAGACAAATGAACAAGTTGCAGAGGCATATAGAACTGCCTTATCAGGTATTGAGGTACCTAAAAAGAAAAAGATTATAGTGAATAAGTAATGTCAAGTCGAGAAGGATTTGATAGTTATCAATTGTATCTTGCAGTTAA